ATAATAATAAAAATAGCATACGACCCAAACGATAAATTTTATAGATACGGTATAGGTTGCACACATAATTCTTCATCAGGCTGTGGTTTTGGATATGCTCCTGGTGAAGATGATAAAAAATATTTAACTGTAGAAGAAGCAAAACAAGCAGCTATTATAGAAATTGCTGATAAACATTCTTATTGTTGTTTTGGCAAAACATTAAGAGATATTTTAATCGAAGCTGGGTATTTGCAACCAGTGAATAGTATATCTTTGTGGGATTAAGGAGAATATAAATGTTTAAAAGACCACCAACTGAATATGAAATTATAAAACAAAATGATGAAAAACGAGGTCGTAAAGTTTTTGGAACAACAATAATAATATTTATCATAGTAGCAATTTCACTTATATTAGCAGGATGAAAATATTAATTAAAGGGGCGATATATTCGCTCCTTTTGCTGTCGTATTTGCAATGGAGGTAATTATGAATAAAAGCGTTGATTACATTGGGAAAACAGTTTATTACTTAAAAAATTATAATCAATTCAAAATATCGATTAAAAACTTGACCGAAGATATTGAAGTATTACAACAGACTATGCAATTAGAGGCGGTCGCTCCTATAGCTAAATACGGTGATGATATTACTGTTGGAGGCAATAGTGAATTAACAGCAGTTGAAGCATATACAGCAAAAAAAGCACAGTATAAGGCTAAGATTATAGAATTACAAAATCGTTTAGAAATTATAAACAGAATAATAAAAAAGGTAGACCGCTCCATTGACGGTCTTGAAGATGAAGAAAAAAGAATTGTTATATCCTTTTATTTAGACAATAAAACATGGCGTGAAATAGCTCAACGGAATTATATATCAGAACAGTGGGCTAAAAAATGCAGAAATAAAGCTGTTAGAAGAATATCAAGAATGTTATTCGGTTTAACTGCTATACACGAACAGTTAGATTTATTCATATAAATTATTTTATCCACAATTATTGTGGATAAATACATAGTTTTAATAGTGATTATTTTAGTGCGCGTTTAGTAGACTTTTTGTAGACTTTTAGTTATCATTTTAGTGCGTGTTTTTGTACTCAAATAGGCGCCTTTTTATTGCTCTTTTTTTATGTTTTTCGTGTTATACTAATAACATCAAAAATTGCATACGAGATTAAATCAATAATAAAGCACAGGCATTATAGCTTGTGCTTTTTCTTTTGGAGGAGAAAAAATGAAAGAATTACAGATAGTTTATAAGAATATATCTGAATTAAATCCTTATGAAAATAATCCACGATTTAATGATGATGCTGTTGAATATGTAGCAAATAGCATTAAAGAATTTGGTTTTAAAAATCCAATTATCCTGGATAATAACAATGTAATTGTATGCGGACACACTAGATATAAAGCAGCTAAAAAATTAGAAATGGAAAATGTTCCATGTATTATTTGTTCAGATTTAACACCAGAGCAAATAAAAGCTTTTAGATTAGCAGATAATAAAACCGCTGAATTAGCTGATTGGGACATGGATTTATTAAATCAAGAATTTGCAAATATACTTGACTTTGATATGTCTTTATTTGGATTTATGGATAATATTCCAGATGTTAACTTAGATTTAACAAATGATGATAAATACAGTACAAATATTCAAATTCCACAATATGAAATAACTGGTGAATGCCCTGCACTTGAAGCTTTAGTTGATGAGGACAAGTGCAATTCCCTACTAGGGAAAATAGAGCAAGCAAATATTCCAGAAGAAATAAAAGCTTTTCTACGTAAAGCAGCTACGCGTCATTATGCTTTTAATTATAAAAATATTGCTGAATATTATGCGCATGCACCAGCCGAAATTCAAGAACTTATGGAAGAATCTGCACTTGTCATTATTGACTATAATAACGCTATTCGTAATGGTTATGTTCAGCTAAGTGAGGATTTAAAATCCCTAGTAGAGAGCGAGGAAGAAAATGCGTGATGATTTTGCAGTATTTATTTTATCTAACGGCAGACCTGACAATATAAAAACACTTAGAGCTTTAAAGAAAGGCAATTACACAGGTAATTGGTATATCATATGTGATGATTTAGATGTTACATTACCGGAGTATAAAAAGAAATTTAAAGACAGAGTTATCGTATTCGATAAGCGTGCTATAGCTGCTAAAATCGACACGGGTATAAACGATAATGAAGATATGCGAGCTATTGTTTATGCTCGCAATGCTTGTTTTGATATAGCAAAACAATTAGGACTAACATATTTTCTTGAACTTGACGACGATTATACTTCTTTTGACGCTCGATATATTTCAAAAGGGAAAAAAGAGAAACTTAAGGTCCGTAAAATTAAAAATCTTGATAATATATTTGAGGCAATAATTAAATTTCTGGATACCTCAGGGGCATTATCAGTTGCTATTGCTCAAGCTGGTGATTATATTGGAGGCGTTGATGGCAAATTTTATAAAAAAGGACTTGCTAGAAAGTGTATGAATACTTTCTTTTGTCGTACCGATAATCGTTTTTGGTGGAGTGGTAAGCAGAACGAAGATGTATCGACATATACACATTTAGGAAACAAAGGGAATTTATTCTTTACTTATACAAAAATATGTATTATCCAAGCAGCTACACAACAGACTACTGGAGGTATGACAGAGGTATATTTGGAAAAAGGCGGATATAACAAGCCGTTTTCAAGTGTTATTTTTAGTCCGCAAGCAGTTAAGGTGGCAATGATGAACACTAGCCACAAAAGAATACATCACAAAATTAATTGGAATTTATGTACTCCGAAAATAATCAATGAAAGGTACAAAAAAAAATGAAAAATAAATATGCGGTATTTATAATTACTCATGGCAGAGCTAATAGACAATATCCACTAATTATTTCAAGTAAATATAAGAAGGTAAAAAATGATTGATGATAATAAATTAATTTTTAATATGAATAATGTTTTTTATAAATTGCCTATTACAGCAGATATATTTTTAACTAATTTTTGTAATAATAATTGTAGTTATTGTACATATGGTCGTTGGGATAAATTAAGTCGTAAGCCTAGATATATGACATATGATAAATTTATTGAGTATGTACAAATATTATTACAGTTTAATGTTAAAAGTATTATTTTAACAGGTGGCGGTGAGCCAACGCTGAATCCAGATTTTGAAAAAATAACAACTTATTTAGAAGAAAACCATATACCATATGGAGTAAATACGAATTTTAATATTTTGAAGAAGATTGCTCCTAAATATTTAAAAGTATCTTTAGACGCTAGTAATCCTAAGCAGTATAAAGTTATTAGGGGTGTAGATAGATATACACAAGTTATTAAAAATATACAAGCCTATCGAGTGTGGCAAAAAGAAAATAACATTCCTACAAAATTAGAAATCCAATGTGTAGTAAAAGATTATGCTGACCTTGATTTTTATTATGCACATAAAGATTTAGATGTAGATTACATCATATTTAGACCTGTAGAAAGTACGCAAGCTCAATATTATAAGAATAAAAACAATGTAGCTCCAATATTAGATAAATTAGAACGAATACAATGTCGCGATAAGCGTGTAGTTATAAATTATAAATTTAATAGAATTGAATATATTCCTAGAGAATGTATAGCTAATTTCGCTCAAATTGCACTCGATGAGCAAGGCAACGTTATGTATTGTTGTCACAAACCATATGAAATTATTGGACATATTACAGAAAAAGATATTCTAAAGAAAAAACTACAATATAAAACTAATATGAGTAAATGTGATGTTCCGTGCAGATTAACTGGTTGTAATTACTTATTAGATAAGGCAAAGGAGCATACTTCTGATAGTATGTTTATTTAGCCTTATTTTGACGTAATTTGACAATTTTACTATAGGATAATGAAAATGGATATAGAAAATAAAAAAACGCGTATAGAACGCGTTAGAAAGGTTACAACGGAACAGGCTGAAAAAGCTTTGCAGAAAAGTGCAGGAATATTAACTCATGCAGTTACTTATTTAGAGCAAATGTATGGCATTAAGATTACAAGACAAGCATTATCTTATAGAGTTAAAAAGTCTAAAAGATTACAACAAGCACAGCAAGAAGCGAGAGAAACAGTTTTAGATTTAGCTGAAGGTGTTATTTTTTCAGAGATAAAAAAAGGAAATTGGAAAGTGTCTTTATCTGTCCTTAGAACATTAGGGAAAAACAGAGGATATGCTGAAAAAGTTATTCATACGGATAAAGAGGAAACAGAACAACAATCAAATGCAGCAGCATTATTAACAGAAGTATTAGAAAAAGTATGGGAGGGTAGAAATGACAAAACACAATAAAAATATTGATGAATTGGCAAAATCCATGCGTCAATATATTGATGACCCTGTACCATTTGTGCAAAATGTTTTAAAAGCACAGCCAGATAAATGGCAAATAGAATGTCTAAGGGCAATAGCTAATCATCCTCGTGTGGCTGTTCGTTCTGGTCATGGTGTCGGGAAAACTGCATTAGAAAGTTGGGCTATTTTATGGTTTATGTTTACGCGACCATTTCCTAAAGTGCCATGTACAGCTCCAACGCAACAACAATTATTAGATATTCTTTGGCCAGAGATTAGTAAATGGCTAAAACGCTCTGAATTGTTAGATGGACTTTTTGATTGGCAAAAAACAAAGGTTCAAAACAGAATACACCCGGAGAGATGGTTTGCTACAGCAAGAACCGCCAGCAAGCCAGAAAATATGGCAGGGTTCCATGAGGAACACCTGCTTTTTGTTATTGACGAAGCAAGTGGTGTAATGGACCCGATTTATGAAACGATTGAAGGTGCATTGACTACAAAAGACGCTAAATTACTTTTATGTGGCAATCCTACTCAAAATATTGGAGTATTCAAACGTGCTTTTCATGAGGATAGAGATTTATATTACACAATAAAAGTTAATTGTATGGATACTGACCGTGTAGCTAGCGCTTATTGTCAAAGGCTTATTCGTCAATATGGTATGGACAGTGATGTTGTTAGAGTTCGTGTGCTTGGAGAATTTCCAAAATCAGAGCCAGACGGATTAATTCCATTAGAACTTGTCGAAGCTGCGATGATGAGGGATTTAGATATAGATTACAATTCAATGCTTCATGTTGGAGCAGATATTGCTCGTTTTGGCGATGACGAAACGATATTTGTTCCTAGAATTGCTGGAAAAACATTGGGATTATTTCACTATACAAAGCAAGATACAACTACCACAGCAGGTAAATTGTTGAATATTACAAAGAATTTTATGAGAGATTATCATAAACCATATGCGACCATTCGTATTGATGATGATGGTGTTGGTGGTGGTGTTACAGATATGCTTAGGGAAACTATAAGGGAACAACGACTAAACATCGATGTAATAGCTTGTCATAATGGTGGTAGTCCAATGGATAAAGAACATTATGCAAATTGGATTACTGAACAATGGTGTAACTTAAAACAACGACTACTTGATGGTGATATTGAAATTCCAAATGATGATGAATTATCGGCACAATTAAGTACACGTAAATATTCAATAGATAGACGAGGACGTATTATTTTAGAAGATAAAAAGACTTATAAAAAACGTATTCGTAGAAGTCCAGACCGTGCAGACGCTTTAATTCTTGCATTTGCTAAGGTTAGAAATAATATTGACCCAAATATTGCTGCACTTTTAGGAGGGGCAAAATTATATGGTAATTAGAAAATGGCTTAATAAAGCCACTGGAGAAATAAGCAAGTTACGTATTAGAAATTGGTTTTTTAATGTAAATAATATGTATTCTGCCCCATATTCATTGGGGATAGAAGGTCACGTTGATTATAAAAGAGCTAGAGACCTTTATTACAATCGTGATGAGAGATATAAATTAGGTGCTGGTTTTGCTAAGCCAATTATAAATACATTAGCTGGGTTTATGGGAACTCCAAATTTTATATGTGAAGATGAGTCAGCACAAGAGGAATTAGATTTATTTATAAAAAATTTAAAAAGCAAAATGCAACGTACTCATCAGAAAAATTTGATTGATGGTGAAGTTTTTATTCGATTAATTAACAAGAAATCTAATTCCAAACTTTATCCAGAAAATAGCAGAGGTACATTGCTAGATTATATTCTTATACCACCAGAGTTAATTCCAACAGGTGGAATAGAGTATGACCCTATAACAGGAGAATATTCTGCTATTACTATATTATCGAGAAATAAATGGATTGATGAAAAAGGCAATAAACAAGAATATATTTTTCGCCAAAAATTAACAGCAAGTAAAATTATTACAACGATTGAAGGAAATGCACCAAAAGGGCTTGAGAGTAAAACAGAATCAAATCCTTGGGGGTTTATTCCTATAATTCATTTTAAGAACGAACCAGATGAAACAGAATTACACGGTTATTCAGAACTTGAACCAATAGAACCATTTTTAAAGGCTTACCATGATGTAATGATTCACGCAATAACCGGAAGTAAAATGCACTCAACGCCTAAACTTAAATTTAAATTAAAGGACGTTGAAAAATTTTTGCGAGATAATTTTCCTAATGCTTTTAATGATATGAAACAACAGAAAGATATTAGATTAGATATCAGCGGAAAACAAATTCTGCTAATGCAGGATGAAGATGACGCAAGCTTTATAGAGTGTACATCTGCGATTGGAGATACTTCAACTTTATTGCAATTTTTATTTTATTGTATTATTGATACTTCTGAAGTACCAGAATTTGCTTTTGGGGTTCATATTTCTAGTTCTCAAGCTAGTACAAAAGAACAAGGTCCAATTCTTACTCGCAGAATAGAGCGAAAAAGGGAACAGGTGGAAACATCGTGGAAAATGTTCGCAAGAATGGCTTTATCTATGATTAGTTCTATATCTGGCAGAAATTATAAGTCCTACAATGTAGAAATTGAATGGGATGCAGTAATGGATAAAGATGAACAATCAGACGCACAAACTTTATATGTAATAACACAAGCATTAAGTAATGCCTTAGATAGTAATATTATTAGTATTCAGTCAGCTGTAAATTATTTGGCTAAATACATTGATACTATGGAAACATGGGAACAAGAACAGTCTAGAATAGAAGATACCAAAATGCTCAATAAGCCAATAGAAGAAGCATATCCGCAAAACAAGCAATTAAAAAATATCGATGATATTTTAACTGGGGGCAATGAGGTATGAGCGAACTAGATGGGATTAAATCAGCGAGTGGTGATTATTATAAATGGGCATTAGAAGCTAGAAAAAAATATTTATTAATGTTACAACAAACTGATGAAACGATAGCCGAATTATATATAGCGTCCATAAATAGAATTATTCAGGAATTTAAGCGAGGAAAAAATAAAAATCTTAAATATTTGTTAGAAGCAATAGCAAAAGATGTAGACCAATTTAATGAGGATTTAGCAAAAGTAATAAAGTCTGTAGTGGAAGATGGTGCAGAAAACGGAATGTATTTTACAAAGCAAGTATCTACAGATGTATTAAAAAAAGCTGGTGTTGATATTGTACCATTTATAAAATCTATGGAATTTAATCGCAAGCGAGCTGTACAAATAAGTTTTGCGCGTTCACATAAAGACGGATTGAAATTATCTGAACGTATATGGAATGTTGGTCAACATAATAAAAAAATAATGTCAGATATTGTTCGTGCTGGAGTTGGTGAAGATGTGGTTACTGTAGCACGTAGTCTAGAAAGTTATGTGAAAAAAGGCAAAACAAGTATATCAGCTAACTATCCTAATATGATGAAAAGAATGGGGAGTCGTATTCCTACAAATCTTGATTATAATGCGTTGAGACTTGCACGAACTGAACTTACAGCAGCTTATGGTGAAGGTGTTATTGCTTCTGCAAAAGCTACTCCTATAGTTAAATATGTAAAATGGGTTATAAGTTCTAGTCATCCACGTAAAGATATTTGCGATACTAATGCTACTGGTGGACCAAATGGAAATGGAATATACGAGGCAATGTCTTGTCCAATATATCCTGCACATCCAAATTGTATATGTACGTTGCAACCAGCACCAGAAAATACAACAGTTGTGGTAGATAAATTAAAAGCTTGGTTAAAAAATCCACAATCACAATCAGAGATAGAAGAATGGTATCAGACACATTATAAAATGTTTGAATAATGAAAGGGGGTGAAACTATGAGTATAAAAAGAAACGGTATTATGTTAACAGCAAAAATTACTGGCGAAATGAATGTCGAAGATATTCCAATAGCAAATTGGGCAGATATTGACGCATTAAAAGGTGATGATACTGACCCCTTAGAGGTTGTCATGTCTGTTCCTGCTGGTAAAAGTACAAGAGGGTGGAATTACACAAGTAATGCACTAAATTCTATTGTTGGAGAAGTAAACAGCACAGGATTACCAGGATTTTTAGGACATCAAAAAGCTGAAAATGTTGCAACAGAGTTTCCAACACCTGTTACTCATTGGATAGGTGCAAAAATGGAAAATAACGTCGCTTTTTTTAGAGGACTTGTTGATAAATCTGCAACTGATTTAAAAAGATGGATACGAGGAAAAGCAATAAATCAGGTATCTATTTTTGGTTATCCGCAATTAGAACAAAATACTATTACCGGTGAAACAGATGTTACTGATTATAAAGGTTTATCTATAGACTGGACGCCTTTAAATCGTGCAGGAATGCCTACTTCACTTGTAGCTATTAATGGAGAAATGGACGTTATAGCTCAACCAGCAGATACTTCTCATGAAGCTTTAAGAGAGGTTTTAAGAAGTGCTGCATATGAAAAGTTTAATACAAATGATGATATTTATATAAGTATAGTTAATGTATATGATGATTATTTTATTATTTATTGCAATGACTATAACAATAAAGGAAATGAGGATAAATATTACAAAGTAAGTTATTCTAAAGGACCAGATAATACAATCATTTTAGGTGAGCTTGTGGAGGTTAAGCGAAAAGAAACATGGGAACCTGTGGGAGAAATGGAGATAAAAAACATGAATAATAAATTAAAAGCATTACTTGATGATGGAACAATTACTAAAGATGACTTAAAACAAGCTTGTGGTGAAATTGGTATTAATAATAATGAAAAACCTAATAAAATTGAACAAGCTTGCGGTGAAATGTTTGGAAAAACAGGAGATGAGCTGTTAAATGATATTAAAAGTGCAGCAGAATTATTAAAGCAATCTAATAATAAAAATAAAGAAAAAATTATTGATAAAATTTTAAATGAAAAAGTAAGTGGAGAAATGGCTCAAAATGTAGTAAAAAAAATGCTCCATACAGATAGTTCTGATGAAGCGGTAATTGCTGGTGAAATTGATAGCATTTTAGCAGATAAATCCGTACAAGCTTTATTAGCTAATACAAAAATTGATATTGTACCACCGATTAATGTAAATAATAATAACAATTCTTTCTTTGTTACTAAAAAAGTATCTATTTAATTTTAGGAGGTTAAAACAATGGCTTATCAAGGACAACCTATACCAAGTACAACATTACCTATATCACAAATAAAAATTAGTGATGGTAAATCTGTAGATGTTACTGTTCCAGCAAGTACCGGTGTTGAAGCTGGAGAATTTTGTGTAATTGATGGATTTTTTGGCGTATCTTTACAAAAAGTAAATAAAGATGAGAATACAAATGGTACATTAATTGCATTACAGACAGAGCAAGCAGAATATATTACAACACAAATTGATACATCAAAAGCATTTGCGATTGGTTCTGCATTATACTTTGATTCAGCGACAAAAAAATTAACAGATGATAGTTCTGTTAGTGGGGCTATTTTAGTTGGAAGAATAACATCTGCCAAAGATAAAAATAATGTTATACAGTTTGTTCTTTATCCGCAAAATGTATCTACTACAAATGCAACTAGCTCTATCACTATTGATAATAGTTTAACAAAAAGTGGACAAGCTGCTGATTCTAAAAAAGTAGGAGATGAACTTGCTAAAAAATTAAATATTCCAGCAGATGGAAATGGTACAAGTGGGCAATTATTAAAAACAAACGGTGATGGTACTACAATTTGGTTTACTCCCGAGAAATTAGACCATATTGCAAATGCAACAGGTCAAGAGGATGCACATACTGTATTAAATTCTTTACTTAGTGCATTACAAGAAAAAGGATTTATGAAAACAGAATAGGAGGATAATTAAATGTTAAATATAGTATCTCAAGATACCTTGTTAGAAGCTCGCAGAAAATATACAGGAGAAAGTAAAATTCCATTTGTATTTAATGGGCAATTAGATTATGTAGATAAAAAAATTATTAATGGAGAAATGGAAACATTAAGCTTCAGTAAACCGTTAGGAGAAATGATTTCTTACGGTGGAACAAATGTTTCTAAAGAATTACTTAGAAAAGTAGTTCTTGATGTAGAATTAGGTCGAGAAACAGTACAGACCTTATATCATCCAATTTATGACACAATTTCTGACCCTAATTTACCAGAGATTTTAGACGCTAAATGGGCTATGCGTGGTGCTTGTGTATTTTTGCAGACCGTTGAAGGCAGTGAGATTAAGTTTGGTACAATCGAAGCAGAATATGGACCAACAGCACGTATTGTTACTTATGCCACTGGTTTTGAATATACAAAACAAATGAAAGACTTTAATCAGTCTTTTCAGGTCGAAATGTTAAATAAGGCTATGGGTGAAAGTTATAATGCTTTATTAAATCATATACATCTTAGTCCTATTTTAGATTTTAGTTATAAATCCAATAATAAAACAGCGTATGCAGGAACTGCTGGAGACGTTGCTTGGGTGCGTCTATATGAAACAATTAAAAATGGCATGAAAGACGCTATTAATAAGAAACGTACACCTACAGTTATGTTAGCTAGTGCAGCTAATAAAATTGATATTGAAATGGCTTTACGTGGTGGTTATCAAATTGGGGGTACAAATTATCCAGCTATTACTGGAATTAATACAATTATCTATTATGATGGTTGGGAAGAAACTGTCGGTAAAAAATCTTATGTATATAATGGATGTCCAGCAAATAAAATTTATTTAATTCGCCCAAAACGAGGTTTTAAAGAACTTTTAAAACAAGATTTACGAATTGAAAGCAATGGAGGAGACCTTACACGCATGATTGAACAGCAGATGATAGGTTATACTTATCGTGGCGTATTTGCAGCAGTTGAAGAAAACGTACAAGAATTAACAATCGCTTAATAAAAAAAGGATGATATTATGATAATTACTGACGAATTTAAAAAGAAATTACGTAAATATCTACATGAAGTTATTCCACCAGACGGAACAGATAAAGATACTAATTTGTCTGATGAAGATATTGAGGAACTTCTTACAGAGGCTGATAATATTTATAGTGCAGCTGCGCAAGGATGGCGATTAAAAGCTACTACTGCACCAATGGAAGTTGGACAAATAACAAAATATAGTATTGGGCAAGAAACCTACGAAAAATCTACAGCAAGTGATTATTTAAGCTATTGTTTGGAAATGGCTAAGATGTATGAGCAAATGGCAGAAAAAAATAATAATCTTTCAGGTAGTAGAATTTTTACAGTAAAGGTGCCAAAAATCTTATGAAAAATTTCATTGAAGAACGTAAAAAAGATATTGCAAAAACAATAGCAGAAAATCCAACAAAAATAATAATAAATAGAACAAATAAAGTTCCTAAAGGTGGAGGGCGAAGCATAGAAAAATCTGTGCTTGGTCCTTTTTTAATACGCATTTTTAATCAAAAGTCAAAAGCGTTTCAAGTTAATGTATCTAATACTGTAGCGGGAGTTAAACAAACAGATTCCACATATGCTTTTTTGGCTACAGATGATGTAGATATAAAATGTACACCAAATATAACAGATGAGTTTGAAGTCTATGGACAACGGTTCAGAGTAATATCTGTTGTTCCACGTTATATTCAAGGTGTTCTTACTAGTTTAGATGGTGGTCTAGAAGTTGTTTCATAGGAGGCAGAAAATGTTTTGTGATGGTGTTAGAGAAAATTTAAGACGTAAGAAAGCAGCAACATATTTATTGTGTAAAAATATTTCTGCATATATGGAAAGTGTAGCTAAGCATAAAGCTGCTTGGGAAGACCGTACAGGTCATGCAAGACAGAGCATTAATCATGATACTCAATTATTAGGTGATGATATAGAAATGACTGTTTCTCATGGTGTTAAATATGGTCGTTATTTGGAAAAAGGAACTCCTCCACATGATATACATTTGAAGCATAAAAAAGCTTTTATGTGGAATGGATTACCACATCCAATAAAGAAAAATCCTATTCATCATCCGGGAACAAAACCATATCAGCCGTTAAAATTAGCAGCTATTCAGGGTAAATATAGAATTAATAATAGTTTAGCTAGATTATGGGAGGAATAAAACATGCGTGAAGCAATAAGGAATGCTCTAATTGAAGCTATTCCAGAAGTTGAAGAACGTATATTCGAGCCACATACAGCAACACCAGATACACAAAAGCCATATCTTATAGTTAGAGAAATGACTGAAACTGACAATACAGCATGGGCAGGATATAGGGCAAGAATAGAAGTATGGCCATATTGTGAACAGTCTAGTTATGTAGAAGTTGATAAGTTGGCAAAAAAAATTAGTAATGCCTTAGATAAGCAATTACTAGGAACAAATGATACAGATACAATAACTTGTATTGCTGACGGTATGAGTGATGATACTGTCGATAAAGAATGGGACGCACTTACAAGATGTGTAAATTTCTATGTACTAGCTCTACAACCTGCCATTTTGCAAGGTCCAATAATTAATGATAATTGGTTAACAGCTTTGGCTGAATGGAGTAAAGAAAAGCTAAGCGAACAAGTTGCAGATTGCTATAGTGGTATCCTGCCAACAGGATATAAGCGTCCATCTATATTATGGAGATTTGATGGCATGGATGTTGAAGAATGTGGTGCATTAGGCTTTGAGGTTATAAAGAATATAACTTGTCATATTTTTGGACGAAATGCAGTAGAAGAATTAAATATTGCAATGAAATTAATTGAAGATATCAAAACGGCAATAAAAATTCCTTTGGATATTAAAAACCGTTGGTATATGACTGTAAAAGATGTATCAGGACATTTTTATACAGACGCATTGAAACAAGGTCAAATTAAATTATCTTTAGCACGTAAAGTAAAACGTCCATATGTTGAAGCACCATTAATGATGGAAACATATTTTGATGGAAGAATTAACTTATCTGAAATTGAAAGAAGGTGGAAATAATGGCAGAAGAAGTAATAAAACAATCATCAAAACAAACAAGTAAACAAGTTGTAGCTCCAATTGTTAAGTATTCTATTACAGATTTAAAAGCAGTATCTCGTAAGGTTTTTGGCTGTAATCCAGAAGTTATTGATGGAGCTATTCACGGTAAGCCTATACAAGCTTATGGAGTTGAGGAAATGAGAAATTTAATCAATAATTTTTTAAATAAACCAATAAAATAAATAGGAGTGTTGTTATATGGCTGGTGGAACATGGGAATCAACAAATTTACCTAAATTACCAGGATTTTATATGAATTTTAAATCGGCTGGGCTTGCAGCGGTTGAAACTGGCGATAGAGGGACTGTTGTTTTACCAATTAAAGCACATTGGGGAAAAGTTAATGATTTTACCACAATAGTTACAGAAACAGATATTTTAAATGAATTTGGAGCATTAAAAGATACTAACGGTTCAACTTTTTATAAAACACTTAAAATGTGTACATTAGGTGGAGCAAAAAAAATACTTGCTTATAGATTGGCAGATAGCACAGCTAAAGAAGCAAGTTTGACTTTACAAAGTCAAACAGATACAGATGTAGTGAAAATAACTGCAAAGTATGTAGGAGAAAGAGGAAATAATTTCAAATTAACGATTGCCCCTTCACTTGCTAATGAAGGTACATTTGACATGAAATTATATGAAAATACAGCTTTATTATACACATATAGTTTTGCTACATGGGCAGAATTAATTGACACAGTAAATACGGCAAATGTTTATATCTTGGCTAGTAAAGCGGAAGGAAGCCCTGACATTAGTGGTAAAGATATTAAAAATATTACTTCGCAAGCATTAACTGGTGGGAATAGCGGTATTACTGGAATCGCTAACACGGATTATATAAAATTACTTGATGTATTAGAGACACAAGAATTTAATATTCTTTCTCTAGATGGTGTTACAGATGAAGCTATTCAAACAAGTATAGCGTCTTGGGTTATACGAATGCGAACACAAGGTAAAAAAATCACGTGTGTTATGGGCGGGTCTTCCGAAGATGATGTTGCTGATGACGCAGTAGAAAAAGCTGTTCAGCGTTCTGCTGGATTTAATCATGAGGGAGTTATTAATATTGGTACTGGAGTAATCCTTGATGATGTAACATATTCTAGTGCAGATTTAGCACCATATATTGCTGGGTTAATTGCTGGACAAAATATGACTGAAAGTACAACTTATGCAGCTACACCATTTGATGATGTTACTAGACGTTGGACAAGAAGCGAACAAGAAACAGCAATTACAAATGGTGTATTTTTGCTCATTAATGATGGTCGAATTGTTAAGGTTTTACAGGGAATTAATTCTTTAATTACATTAAGACAAGACCAAAATAATGCGTTTAAAAAAATTCGTAGTATTAGAACTATGGACGCTATTGACACTGATTTACAGCAAACAGCAGAAGATAATTACATTGGTAAAATAAATAACACTACGGAAGGGCAACTTGCTTTAATTGGTGCTTGTAAACAATATATGGAGGTCTGCGCTCAAGGTGGAATAATTGAGCAAGGGACATATACTGTTGAACTTAATCCAACATATCACGGTGATAATGCGACAATTAAACCAGAGCCTGACCAGGTATATTTAAAATGGTCTGCACATATTACAGATGTTATTGAAAAAATATTTAGTGACTTTATTTGTGAATAGAGGTGAATTTTTAAATGGCAATAGATGGTGTTCGTGTAGTTAATGGTACATTTGGCTATATATACAAAGAAGGTAAATGGCTTTCGCAATATAATAAAGCGAACGCAAAAGTTGAAATTCAGAAAGCTGAATTAAAAGTTGCTGGCGACCGTTGGACTAGACATAAAGTTTTAGGATTAAAAGGGACTGGCTCTCTTAGTGGTTATAAAGTAACAGATGAATTAATGCAAGAAGTTATGGTTGTTACTAATTCTGACAAACCTTCGTATCGAACAGAATTGATTTATGCACTTAAAGACCCCGAGGCATGGGGATTTGAAAGGATACGCTTAATGAACGTTATGTTTGACAGCATTGATGTAGCTAATTGGGAAGCAGGAAAAGAAATAACAGAAGAGTGGCCATTTACTTTTGAAGGTTATGAGTTGTTAGACCCAATAGAAGAATAAAATTTATTTAAGGAGATAAAACAATGGAAGAAAAATTATTGAGTAATGTAGAAGTTGATGAAAATACAGTAGAGCAAAACTTTGAAGATGAAGAAGTAAAAGAAAAAATAAACAAAGATATGTCTGAAAGTGATATTATTACAGCATTATTAAATAGTAATGCTGATGATAAACCAACAATGATTGTTCCGCTAAAACGATTAGGTATTCCAGTTACTTTAAAAGCATTAACTGGTAAACAGGTTTCTAGAGTTCGTGAACGTAATACCCGTACAGTTGAGAAAAGAAATAAAACAGAAAAGGTTTTAGACTCCGAAGGCTTTAATATGGGACTTATTATTGCTTCTACTGTAAAACCTAATTGGAGTGCGCCAGAATTATTAAATAAATTCCGTGCCTCTAGTGGTGAGGAAGTTTTAAAACGTATTTTGCTTGGCGGTGAGATTTCTCTGCTCGGTGATGTGGTATTAGAAATTAGCGGATACAACATTAGCATTGATGATATAAAAAACTTATAAAATCCGGAAAGAATATTTTATCTGTAGCCCATGCACTAAGTATTAGAAGGAATATTAGACCGTCAGAGTTTTTTAATATGCCATTTATGGAACGTCAATTTTTAATTGCGTCTATTGAAGTAGAACTAGAAACAGAACAAGATGAAATAAAAAAAATAAAGGAGAACCAATGTGGCAGATAATCAAGAATTTTATAGATTAAAGCTAGTTTTATCTATGCAGGATAGGCTTACAGCTAGGCTTAAAAAGATAGATGAAGGCGTCTTGAAATTTGAGGAACGTATGGCAAAAACTCAAGCAATTATGGATAAATTTTCTAATACTAAAGTTGAACCAAGAATAACATTAGATACATCAATTATTGAAGATAGATTGAATAAAACTAATGAATTATTAGAAAAAATTGCTAAAAAAACGGTTGAGCCTAGAATAAAACCTAAAGATGAAACTGAGCGTACAACTAGCAAAGTTGAAGGAAGGTTGCAAAAGCTTACAGCGAAAACATGGGATATAACTATAAAGTTAAAAGATAAAACAATTTCCGGATTAGATAAAATAAACAATGCTCTAACATCTCCTTTAGGAATTTTGGGAGTTGGTGCTGGTGCTGTTGGTATTGGTGGATTAATTACCAACAGCGCTCAAAAATCTATGGACTTTACAGCTGAAATAAGTAATATTAAAGCTCTTACTGGAATGCAAGGTGCAGAAATAGAAGCTGTAAGACAACGTGCTTTAGACTTAGGAAAAAGTACAAAATATAGTGCTTTAGAAGCAGCACAAGGAATGACTGAATTATTAAAAGCTGGCGTAGATACAAAATCTGTGCTAGGTGAAGCTTCACAAGCTGCTTTAGATTTAGCAGCTGCTGGAGATTTATCTCTTACAGAAGCAGCAGAGGTTATGAGTACTGCCATGAATGTATTTGGAACAAAAGACGCTACACACGTTGCTGATTTATTAGCAGGTGCAGCGAATGCTTCTGCAACAGACGTTCATGAGATGAAATATGCTTTTTCACAAGTAGCAGCTGATGCTCACGGTGTAGGTATGAGTATTGATGATGTTAATGTAGCTTTGGCTACATTTGCTCAATATGGTCAAAAAGGTGAGAAAGCCGGTACAGGTCTTAGAAATATGCTTAATAATTTACAGCCTCATACTAAGCCTGCCGCTGAAACATTTAGTAAATTTAATTTTCTTGATAGCAATGGAAATAGTGTATTTTATACAGCTGAAGGAAAATTAAAAAGTATGGCTGAAATAGCTGATATAATGCAAAAAAATTTAGGAAAATTAAACCCTGCTGAATTAGATATGGCATTATACGATATGTTTGGTGTAGAAGGTAAAGGGCTTGCTAAAGTTATTATGGAACAAGGTGCAAAAGCTTTCATCGCAATGGAAAAAGAAATGAAAAAATTTACCGCCTCTAGTGTCGCTTTAGAAAAACTTAATAATGCTAAAGGTGATATAGAACAATTACGAGGTGCTTTTGAAACATTTCAGATAGAAGCACTTGCTCCATTAGAACCTGCAATTAGAGCTGTAGCTACAGCTTTTACAGACTTTTTTTCTAATGCTGATACATTAGAATATGTAAAAAGTGATGTCACTGAAATAAATGATGAAATAGTTGCATTTATGGATAATCTAGCGAGTGATGAGAAATTTCAGCAAATGCAGTGGGGCGATAAAATTGTTTTCTTGCTCGACCAAATGATGATAAAAATGGATGAGTGGGCTAGTGGTTCTGGTGGTGAACAATTTGGTAAGGTGATGACTAAACTTGCAGAGATTGGAATAAAAGCATTTGTTGGCGCACTTACTGGAATGATAAAAGCAGCTTTTAATTCTGCAATAGAGGGTAATTTTAGCAGTGCAATCGCTTTAGGACTAGGTTCAGCATTTATGGCTTCAATTTTACCATTGAGTGGTATTTTTAAAATAGTCAAAAACACCATTGATTTTGGTAAAAACATTAAAACTGGTTCTTATTCGCTGGGGGACGCTTATAGCAGTGGAACAAGTACATCTTCAAAAGTATTAAAAAAAATCCCATTAATTAGTAATTTAGTCGCTGGATTTAATATTCTAACGTCTGATGATAAAACAAAAGCTATTGCTACAGAATTGGGAGGTTTAAGCAGTGCTTGGGCTGGTAGTAAAATCGGTGCTGGTATAGGTGGTGCGATTGGTTCTATTATTCCTGGTGTGGGTACCGCTATAGGTGCTGGTGTAGGTTCTATTTTAGGCGGTATAGGTGGTTATTGGTTTGGTTCAAATACTGTTAGCTCAATCATCGACCCACAAAATAATTCATTTATGAACGAACGAGGACAAAGCCAAATTCAAACATCTAATATGCAATTAGAAACAGCAAAAGAACAATCTGCTATGATGAATGAAATATTAGAAAGTGCCGGAGAAAAAATCAATAGATTAAAAGAACTAGGTGCAGAGGGTTGGACTTCTCTTGGTGAAAATGCCTCTATGAATCTTGAACGTATGCGTTATGGTTTATTATCGGCTGGGGAAAGTATTTTACAAACTACTAATACTATTAGTGATGGCTTTGGTGAAATGTCTAATTCAATTAGTGAATGGTGTTCTACGATAGTTACTAATGTTACAAGTTGGTTTGCTCAAATTCCTGATAGAGTTGGAACAGCCATTGATGAGGCTGTAGCAAGAGCAAATTCTGGATTATCTGATTTAAAAACTTCGGCATGGAATGCGTTACCAGCTCCATTACAAGATACTATAGATTGGGGAGCTAAAAAACTTGGTATTAAAGGCTATGCTAATGGTGGATTTTTAAATCAAGACCAGATAATTCGTGTTGCTGAAGGAAATAATGCTGAAGTAATAATTCCGTTACATTCTTCAAAACGTCAAAGAGGTTTATCACTTTGGCAACAAGCGGGGCAAATGTTAGGAGTTAATAGTAATTTATTTACTAATGTTACTACTAATAATTATATGCCAGCAATGGCTTATGCTTTATCTAGTGGTAATACTAGCGATAATAGTAAATCCAATAACTCTAATAATGCTTTTTCGTTTAATGGTTTAAATATTCATATTGGAAATAATAAATCTGATGACGAAATGGCAAGTGCTATCGGTTGGAAAATACTTGCGGAAGTAAAACAAGCATATCAAAATAGGGGTTGAGTAAATGTTTGGTTATTTAAATAAAGGAACAACAGCAACTACTATACTAGATGGATTACAAAAAGGTAGTAAATTTGCAGAAGTTGCAGGAAATTTGTTAAATCAGGCGTTAGTGGGTAATACATGGGTTAATCCTGTAACAATTTTTATCATTGACCAAGTTACAAGTACGATATTTCAGTTGCCAGTTAATCCGCTAGAAATAAAAATGCAATGGCAAAGAAAAACACAAACGATAAATATTCTTAATTTAGGAGAAATAGATTTTACTACTGGAGATAAATTACAAGAAATCTCATTTAGTTCGTTTTTCCCTTCGGAATATGTGCCTACGTATTGTATGTACCCAGAATTACCTACACCAGAAAGTGCTAACGCTGTAATGAATAATTGGAAAAGTCGTTTTAATGACCCTATAAAAGGATTAGCAGACCCGTTACATTTAATAATAACAGGCTCTCAGGATATAAATATGAATGTATTACTTACATCATATGCTTCACAAGAAAAAGGGGGAGAACCGGGCGATATTTATTTTGATGTTACTTTTAGAGAATGGAAAAATATTGCTGTTCGTACGGAAAGTGAAGAACAACAAAGTAAAAGAGTAGCTATAAAAGAACGTCCAAAACTTGTAAAAATAAATACTGATGATGACTTATTTGGTACAGAAGAAAGTCTCTGGAAAATTGCCAAACAGCATTATGGAAATGGTGAAAGTTGGACAAAGATTTTAGAAGCTAATGCAGGACAAATAACAAAGCAGGTGATTCTGCCATGATTGTTACACCTAATGTATGTCGATATGATGTAATATTGCAAAATAAGTATTTTCTTCGTGAATGTATTCAGTCTTTGACATTAGAAGACAGACTCGACGAGGTTGCTTATTGTGGTAAAGTTCGTTTAGCCGTGCCAGATGACCAGTTTACAGGACTTCCGATAATTACTCCGGGAATGGAAATTCGTATTAGTGGTACGAAATTCGGTGAAGATAAATATTCTTATTTAATTCATCCGGGTGTAGTTTGGAATGTTGAAATTGATAATAATGCACGTAGAAACTGGAACTTAACAATTTATGACCGAACAATATATTTATCAAAATCAGAGGACCAATTTTTATTTCAAGAGGGGACAACAGCTAGTGACCGTATAAAACAAATATGCAGTGAATGGAACATACCAATATTAAATATTCCAGATACAAAGCAAGCCCTTGCACAAGATGTTGTAAGGGCTAAATCTTTATGGAATATTATTCAGGACCAATTAAAAGAAACGGCTGAAAAATCTGGGAAGTTATTCACTGTGCGTATGCAACCAGATGGACTAGAGTTGTTTGAAATAGGTTCAAATTCAGACCCGTGGGTATTTGAATTTGCTGTTAATTTACAAAGTGTTAGGCAGAAACAAACACTTAATGGTGCAGTTACTAAAGTAAAAGTATTAGGTAAACAAGAAAAAGGTTCTACAGCTCCAATAGAGTTTGAAACAAATGCTGATACTGATAAATACGGAACAATACAGAAGGTAATTCCGTATAAAAAAGGATTGGATACAAATGCTATAGAACAAAAAGCTACCAATACTTTAGCTGGTATTCAAGAAACAGTCACAGTTGAGGCTATAGATATTAATACTATTCGTAAAGGTGATAAAGTAATCGTGCAGGGATGGGAAGATGGCTTATATGTAATTAGTGTAAAACATAATTGTAATAGTCCCGGAACAATGCAGATGGAGCTTGCTTCACTTGAATATATAAGGAGGAGATATTATCGAAGTGAAAAATCCTTTTAAAGAATTAGCTGCACTTATTGATGAACAAGCTAAAAAGCGAGTTAATGATGGATTTACAGGACAATGGATTACATCACAAATTGGCACAGTTACAGCTAAAGGTGTAATGATAGATGGATTTCCTTATGAATTGACTAATGTTTATGTAAATAGAGCTTGTACATTGTCAGAGCCATATATGACTAATACTAAAAATGTTGCTGGTGGTAGCGGCGACGCACAATATGAAAGCCATAGCCACCCTGTTATAACGCCAACTCCAATATTGCCATTGCATATTGGGGATAGAGTAAAGGTTACTCCGATTAATGGCGGTCAGTATTGGTGTATAGATTGTGTTATAGTTCCGTTTACAGGTGGTGCTTAATTATGCCAGATTTATTTCCAACTGTCGGAGTAACTAATGCAAAATATATTGATGAGGTTGCTTCCGATAAAGTCAATTATGGAAAAACTGTACAATTTGATTTTGAAAAACATGAATTTATATTAAGCCCTACAGGTAAGCAAAAAACTGTTACAGGTTCAAATGCTTGGGCTGAATGGTGTGTAAAAGCTATATCTTCTGAACGATATAAATATCTTATTTATAGCGATAATTATGGTGAGGAAATAGATACTTTATTAGGAAAAAGTTATCCTAAAAAAGTAGTAGAAAGTGAAATAAAACGTATGGTAAAAGACTGCTTAATGGCAGATAAAAGAACTGCTAGTGTTGATAATTTTACTTTTACATGGATTGATGACGGAATAATGTTTACCTGTGATGTTAAAAATACTATTGGTGAAAGTATTACTATATCAAGAATGGTGGTGAGACAGTGAGCGAAAGTGATATTGATTATTTAAATGCAGAAATGACAACAGAGGAAGCTATACGTAATCGCATGCTTTCTCGCATTTCTGATGAATGGGATAAAACAGAAGGTAGTTATATATACGACAGTATATCTCCAGTTTCTATTGAAATGGTATTCATAGCTATGATGGCAAAAAAAATTCTTAAACAAGGTTTTATTCAAACGGCAGAAGGAATTTTTTTAGATTATAGAAGCGATGAACATGGATTATCCAGAAAAGAAGCAACATATGCAATAGGGAAAATAAAAATAGTTGGTAATATAGGTGCAAAAATACCTAAAGGATTGAAAGTTGCTACAGAGGCTGACACAGTATTAGATATACAATCTGTAGAGTTTTTAACAACCGAAGATGTAGTAATTGCCGAAGAAGGATATGTGTATGCACCTATACAAGCTATGAACGCTGGAAGTATTGGTAATGTGACAGCAAATAAGATTATTGTTGTTATGGAAAGTAATAGTAATATAACATCTATAACTAATGAGGAACAAACGTTAGGTGGAACAGATATTGAATTAGATGATAATTTAAGAAGCAGAACTTTAGATTATGTGCGAACACCAGGTACTAGTGGAAATGTACAAAATTATAAACAATGGGCATTATCTATTCCGGGAGTAACTGCGGTTCATGTTAAACCGCTTTGGAATGGTAATGGGACAGTGAAAGTAATTATTTTAGGCGGAGATAATGAGCCTGCGACCGATGAATTGGTTAAAAAGGTTCAAGATTATATTGTTGGTGATAATAATTTAGGAGAAAGACAAGCTCCTATTGGAGCAGATGTTACTGTAGTTAGTGCAGAAGCTATAACTATAAATATAAATGCTAATGTTGTTATAGATAAAGAAATAACAACATTAGAAAAAGTGCAAACACTTTTTAAAAATAGTGTAGAAAACTATTTAAAAGAAAACGCATTTAATTCAAATACGATATATTTATCTAAAATAGGTGGTTTACTAATAAATATAAATGGTGTATTAGATTATACAGACTTAAAATTAAACAATAACACAGAAAATATACCAACCAATGATGAGCAAGTAGCTGTTACTGGTGAGGTGATATTGAATGAAAAGTAAAAAAGGTAAAGAAATGCTTACTTTTACTGATTGGTATTATCAAGAAAGTAAAATAATGCAAAGTATTTTAGATACGCAAGGTCTTGAGATAGACGCTATACGAGATAAAATAAAAGATATTTTAGAACAGTTTTATGTAGATACTGCAACATGGGGTTTAGATTTATGGGAAAAAGAGCTTAATATACAAGATACTATAGGTGATTATTCTGAGCGTAGAAATCGTATTAAGTTATATTTAGCAAAACCTGTATCAGTTACACCAAGATTTCTAACTGATTTAATAAATAGATATTCAGAGAAAAAATCTGCTAAAATAATAGAACATAATTCTGAATATTGTTTTGAAATTGAGGTTGCAGCTGATGACAAAATAGACTGGGATAATATAAATAAAAGTGTAAAATTATATAAACCAGCACATCTGGGATTTTATACATCATTAAAAATATTTTTATTAACAAGAATAATTAATACTGTAAGAAGTATTAATTATTTAAACGCCAACCATAATTTCTGGAATTTGGGCACGGCAGAAAAAACTTATTGGGACGGTGTCTGGTGCTGGGACGGCAGTATCGACTGGAGTGGCTTAAAACCGAATGCAAAATACAAAGAAAGGCAGTCCCATGTTATAGACATTTTAACTAAAGTTAATTCTACACAGACCTTTAAGACAGGACAAAGCGCAGATATAACGTATAAAATAACATCTAAGCA